TTAATACATCTTGCTGTGCTTCAACAGTATCTTCACTAAAGTTGTCACCTAGCTCTTCAATAATTGTATCTTCTTCATTACCAAATTCTACAGTTTCTAATTGCTTCTTTCTTTTATAATCTGCAACTATTTTGGCATCTAACGCCTTTGTCATTTCATAATACTCAGCTTCGTAGATATCTTTAAATCTCTTTTTACCACTTCCTCTATGATCTAATTCGGCATTACCTATAGATGTAATATCATCAGCAGTTAATAGTCCAGCTTCAATTTCTCTCTTTACAATTGCATTAGCTTGTAAACGGGCTGCACGATCTCCACCATGATCTCCAGAGGATAACTTGATGTAATCTAAATAACCTTTACCAGCTTCTCCAGCTTTAACAGAATCTCTAAAACCTAAATGATAATTTTCTAATCTTTGTGCTTTAAGTTCTTTTGTTCTTTCTGAGGTAAATTTGTGATATAGATCAGCTTCTATTTTTCTTTGTTGAGGAAAATAATATTTGTTAATTATTGCTGGATTTATACCATTTAATTGTTTATACTTTTCAGTTCTATACTGGTTTAATTTAGCTGCAAAATCACTAGGATCTGTAGAATCTAAAATGCCATCAATTTCAAGTGGATTGTATAAACGACTTTGTTCAGATACATAAGCAGTTACTACACCTAATTGACGATGTGGAGATAATTTGCGAAATCTCTCGGCAGTCCAAGGACCTGTTTCTTTTTCTACTTTTACAGCTATTTTGTTTAGTTCGGCTTGATTATTGACTTCATCGTCTTTAGCTTTGTCAAAAGCATCACTGTCATCTTTAGGAAGACCATATAAATAATAGTCAGTCATTCCTTGAGCAAAGTCTGCTTCTTGTTGTTTTTTCTGATTAGCTTCTACTATCTTTCCAAACTTACTTGATAACTGAGACAATGCTTGAAAAGTTTGTCCTGCCATGTCAGCTTGGATTCTGTTGTTTTCACGGAGCTGGGCATAGTAGCGATCCATTCCCCGTTCCTGAAGCTTAATATTCTGTTCTAGTGCGGGGACGTAATCTTCCTGTCTTATAGGATCAAACGTACCTCCTTGGAATGAGTTGGTCATGGATCTAATGGGTCTATTGGTTTAGCATCTTGATATGCACCATATGCATCTAATCCAGCTCCAGCTAATCCCATGAATAATGCAGCACTTGCACTTCTTTGTACTGGAGGTGGTGGTGCTAAGTCAGGAACAGGTGCAAAAGCAACATTACTAAATAGTTGATTTCTTGCACTCTTCTGCGCTCTCTGTATGTTTTCTATATTTGCTTTATATGCTTCTTTTGACTGGGTTAAAGCGTATTGTCTTCTTCCAGCCTGTCTTTCTAATGCACCAATATCTAAAATATTTATACGATCAATTGATCTACCAGTTCTGCCCGCAGCAGATAACTTACCACTTGACTGTAAATATTTAATTAATGATGTTTCATTGTCTTGGATAGCTTTTGCGAAAGCTTTGTTTAGACCTACCTGAGCTTGGCTATAACCACGCTGTGCAGCTAGATCATTTTCGTTTAGATCTTGGTAGTACTTATTTTTTTTGGCTCCCCAAATGGATAATGTTTGATACCAGTTTCTTTTTCTGGTTTCCATTTGATATTCCCAATTTCGTCTATTTGCTTTGTTCTGAGCATTTATACTTTGGGTTTGTCCAATTGCTTTAAGTCCACCAGATACGCCGGCTATTGCAGCACTAATATCGCACACGGCAAAACTCTATAAAGGATAAATTGTTAGGTCCGTGTTTTAATTCCCTTAAAAATTTGAACCCGAGGAATTGTAGTAGCTTTAAATGAACTGTGTTTCTTTTATCAACTATGTTCCACAGCAACTTTTCTTTTCTACTTTCAACATAACGCTTTGCTTCTCTTGCAAAGGTGTGAGGATATTTCAGGATTGCAGGAGTACAGAGCATCCAGATCTGCCCATCAATTGATACTCCTGCCATACCAGCTATGTCACCGTTTGGAACTTTAAAATAAACACTATCGGTATTGTTCATATTTACAACCATAGAGTTTTTAGGATCATGTCCATGACCCTCTACAACTTCCATACGGTCTTCTGGTAGCAAGTTAGAAGCTACAGCAATTGCAGCTTCTAGCGTTGCAGGGTGAATATATTTAGACACGTTTATAAAATGCGTTTGAATAATCTCCTTCCCATGCCAATGAATAAAGTGTGGCTGGTGTAGGTTTATTTGATTTAAGTATTAATGTGTGATTTATATTTCTCTCATATATAGGTACAGTAACTTCCTGTTCTGTATCTATTGCTAATTTGTTTGCATTGTACTGATCGGCAAAAGTTGATTCATGTGTTTCATCATAATCAGTTTTACCAACTCTTTTGACTTTAGTGTCATATGCACCTAGAGGACCAAAGTTTAATTTTACTCTATGTATAACTAAGTTACTCTGTACATCAGATATAAACTTATCTCCTGATTGTTGAGTTACATAGAATTTAGGAAACTCAACTTCCATCTCATATAAGTAACCTATAAGGAATGTTTGTCCTGACCAGTCACCAGTAATTTCTAAGTTAGATCCATTTACTGTTATAGGTGTATAACTTCCTAAATCATTTCCTGCATCAATGTCATACCCTACTAACTGATTAGTACCATCAAATCCATTTGGTTTTGGAAATGTGGTTTTATTTGATGAAGAATTATATGTATTACCAGCTGTGGTAACAGACTTAATATTATCTAAATAAACCCTATAAATTTTATTGTCATTAGTAATAGTTTCTGTAGATTCTCCACTTAGTTTTAAATTAAATTTTTGCATGACATCAGTAGTACCATTACGTACAACTGCATAAATAGCATCATCTAACATACATAGATGTTGAATATTTCCAGATAATTCCCATGTAATCCAAGACTGCATTATACGTTTTTCACCAGCAGTAAAATATCTAAATCCATATAGACTTGTACCTCCTTTTTCAGCAAATACAATAAATGAGTTTTCTCTACTATTAGCAACAAGGTTTATATCTTTTGGAAATAATTTACTTATAACTTTACTTTGTTCAAGTATTACTGGTTCACCTTCACGAAGCACACTAGCCATTTCAAACATTCTGGTGAACTTACCAGCGTTATCAAGGAACGCTAGTGTAGTCCCAAGATTAATTGGATTTGTTCGGTGATTAAAATTATAAGTAGCTAAAGCATTTATTTTGGCAGTAAGAGGACTTAAGACATCACTATCTGTAGTCAACATAAACTGTTGATTTTTAGTAAATAACACTAATCCTGTATTAACTTGAATGCCATCAAAAACAATTGCTGGATATTCTGAACTACAAGATAAATCAATTGGATCTTCAGCTGATGCAGCTATTGCAGACTTAGCCCAGAAATTAAAAAAGTCTCCCGGTCTAGACATTATTACATTTTCATCACTTAGAAATACCAGTCGGTTTCTAAAGAAAAGCATCTTGTTTATTGTTCTAGATGCAGTAACTGTATCCTCATCTTGTCCTGATACTGTGGATATAAAACTAGGCTTAGGTGCAGTAAACTGATCTCCTACGCCACAATCTTCATAATCAACTTGACTTAACGTAAACTGGGTTGCACTTGTCCTGACCAATTGGATTGGCATAGTGCTTTTGTCAAATGCAATTCTTCTTTGTGGTTTATTACATTCTTCCCAAACACCATCTCCACTTAAATTATTACTAGCTATAAATTTGACGTAGTAATCATCTTCATCATTAGCACTATTACGTACCTTAACTACATAACCATGTTTACATTGCTTAGGTAAGTCAGCTACATCTTGTACTTCATCAGTTAAAACATTTAGTAATTCACTTACTGGTGTAGAAATATTGAAAGCTGCATCAGTGCGTTTGATATATAGTCCATTACCAATTTGCTCTACTGTAAATCCAGTTGAACCACTATCGACTGCTGAATTATTATGATCTAAAATTTCTGTTCTTAAATCAGCAAGAATACTATCAGCTGATACTGTAGTTTCATTATCAAAAGGTGTTGGTTTAGGACGTGCTAAACATAAGTTTGCAGGGATATTGGTTACACTTGCTTCATCAACACTTACTGTGTAACTAGTATTATTTTGAGCATTAGTCATCGTGACAGTTTTTGTGTCATTCTTATGCCAACCTAATCCACCGTAAAGCATATCTATTTTTACCGTATATCTACAAACATACGTAGGTTCACTTCCTCCCGTAGTAGTAGGTTGACCAGTAGTTGTTATACGAAAATAAAGATGTTTTTTATTACTGCCGTCAGCAACTTCAAAAAGTTGAGTTCCAACACTATCACACGTTCCTTGTGTTCTTAAATTACTACCTGTCGTACCTGTTGAATAACTAATACCTAATCTTGTTGCAGCTCTAACCTCTACTAAATCATTAGTAGCAGTACTGTTATAAATATCTACTCCGTACTGACTAGCATATTTAACTTGCTTAAGTTCAATAAATGCTTCAAATGGTTTTGTAGGTGCTACGTCATTTGCACCAGTAAGCATTGCAGTTGGCTTAGTTCTGTTGTTTATAAAGGTAAAGTCATTAAGAGTAAGGGTTTGTATATCATCATCATTTGTATGTTGTAGATAAGAAGTGATTGCAGTTGTGTCACCAACAACATCCATTTCAAATCCATCACTACATCTCCACATTCTTACCTTGCCATCATCAGCATGACCATTGCGTCTGATTACTTGTCCTATATATTGTTCATTCTCATCTCTGTAATAGCTAAACCATTTACCAGTAGTGTATGAGTTTTTAGTTCCATGACTTAATGATGAAACTAATTGACTTCCCGGACGCTTTTGTAATCCATGAGTTACATCAGGAAATACATTCTTTGCTGTAACAACTTGACCGGGAATTTTTAATTCGTCAGGCTGTTGAGAAATACCACCATTTACCGAATTTATTTTTTGTGTGATACTTGTCATTAGCGTTGTAGTGCTTTGTAAGGTTGATATGCTCTATAAGATTGGTTATGTCCAAGTCCAAAGTAAGAGTGATCTCCCTGATTACATTCATATTCCATACAACCAGCTCTGTTCATAGCTTCTTGTTGTTGTAATAGTTGTGCAAGTTGTGGGTTATTAACTAGCTGTGTAGCTGCTCTTACTGATGCTCTAGATATAATGTATCTTCTAAATACTTGTGGGAGTTCTAAGAAAGGATATAAATATATGATGTCTAGATATACGTCATCATCAAATTCAAAACCTTTATCTTGTCCTTCATCTGCTTCTTTAACTTTGTCAAATAAATAAGCAACATTATTTTTATATTTAATAATAGTATCTTGTGTTCTATATACTTGACCTTCAGATACATCGTATCTTAATACATTATTTCCTACAGGTACGTACTTAAGTGGTGCACCAGTATTAGGACTTTTCTTTATATTAGTTTCTGTATTAAATACCCAGCCTTCATTCTGTACATCTTTGTTTACTTCAGTCAGAATGTTATAGATGAATTTTACTTCTGGGTTTGTAAAGTTTAGGGAATTACCTGTTTGTTCACTTTGACCGATAGCTCCCAGTATTGAGTTCACTGCGGATAGTTCTGTATCGGTGTCAATTGTTGTGGGAGTTGTCATAAAAAAAAAGGGAGCCGAAGCTCCCGTATAAATGTATAAATTATGAGATAGCACTATTACCAGTTGTTGCTCCCGCGAATAATTCAACGCAAGCAGCTGGGTTTAGATAATCTGTTCCCATAGCTAGTCTTCCAAGGATTACATCACCTTGGTAGATTACGGATATGTCTCCGTTTGTTACTTGAACCTGTGGTCCAATTGCTTCTACAACAGCAGCAGCTTCCTTCTGGAATATTAATCCACAAGACTTACTAAAGTCAGATGCAACACCGTACTGTCCATCAGTCTGATTACCATCGTCAGTAGATTCAATTCCTTCACCAACGTAGTTACCAATGTTTCCGGGGTTAGCTACGCCGGGGTTAGTAGCTGAACCAGAACCATACTTAGTACCATAATTACTAAAGAATGGTATGTTCATAGACTTATAGATCTTAATACCAGCTATTTCAATAACGCCTTGTCCACTTTGTAGTGCATTACCTTGAACGTCACGGTTTACTAAACCTGTTGAAACAACAGCAGATCCATTACCAGAAGCAGTAGCATTTATAAGTGCATAGTACTGACGAGGGTTAAGCACAGCAACTCTACCTTGAGAGCCTACGCCTTTTTCGTCTAGTGCAGCAGCAGCATCATAAAATGCATTAACTAAATGTCCGGGATCGTATGCATCAGATGCAGCAGTTCCTGTAGAACCAACACGAATCTGTGTACCACCGGGTTCTGCTTTACCTGAAGCAGATACTGGACTTGCCTTTCTAGCACCTTTAGCAATCGCACGGAAAATTCTGCGATCATAATGTTCTGCTAAAGCATATCCAATCTTCTTAGAAATCTCTCCTCTTAATTCGTAGTGAGCAAGAGTCTCATCTAGGTCATATACAAATGCAGAGCTGATTAGTAGATCATCCATGTTGATGGTCTTCTCAGCTATTGGAGGTGCCTTGTCACTATTACCAAGAATTGGTGTTCCGGGTGTGTGATAGTCGGCACTCATGCGACCTGTATAAATGAACTGCAATGATTTGCCGTTCTTTAATGTACGCTTCATGACTAAATCACGAGCGATTGTATTATATTGGAAGCCTTTAAACATCTCTCCACTGAACAATTTCAGATAAAGAGCGTACTTATCATTGGCTCCATCGTAGCCAGCACCAGTAGATAAATTAATCCTACCTAAACTGACCTGATTAGCATTAGCCATTTTATTTGTTAAAAATCAAAGGTATATTTACTTGTCTCATCGCGCGAAAAGTTGTGA